CAGAAGCAAGGAAAATCTTGACAAATCGGTTGCGTAAAGACCGTATGTTGTTTGATAAGATTCGGGTTACTAAAGCATGGAGAGAGTTGGATGAGAATGCTAAAAAACAAAAGCAAGATGATGATGATCGTGTCAAGCGTGAGTTGTCTACTCTTGATCCCAAATCAGGTCAAGGCGCTTGAACCTATCAGTACTGTGCTTGGTATTGTAGCTGGACCTATTTTCTGTAAAATGATTGAATGTAAAACAATGGAAAACAACTATCTTTTTGCAGAATATCCAGAGAGAAATAAAGAGAGGTTGGCTGAGATGCGTAGTAACTTCAAATGGGGAGGTTACTACGAAGAGAATGAATGTGTCGATTCTTACGATAAAGAACTTGACAAACAAGTGACAGCATGTTATATTAAAGAACAATGGAGGATAGTGAAATGATTACAGCATTGATTGTGGTAGGCACAGTTATTCTTGCTAATGACATTTTATTTTGGGTGATTGGCTAATGAGTGGAATGCATATGTTGCCGGTGTACTACACCACAACAAACAGTAAGAAACGTAAGGCAGGCAAGAAGACTCAAAGTCAACTTGCTGCCGAGCGTGACCATGAAAAGTTTTTGAAGAAGATGGGAATAGGCACTCGTAGCTCAGTTGGATTAGAGCAACGGTCTTCTAAACCGTGGGTCACAGGTTCGAGTCCTGTCGAGTGCGCCAAACCAAAGGTCGTATATGACTCTTCTATGGCAAAGAAAGAAGAGATGGTTTATACGGGAACTGAAATCATAGGGATTGCCCAGATGCATAAATCTAATGCAGTCCCTGTTCGTGGAAAGAAACAAGCAACAGAGATTGCTAATATGAGGCGAGGGTGAACACAGAAATCTTCAATGAAACCTTCAAACTTGCTCAGTCAGTAGAGCCAGTGAGAGGTGCAAGGATTGCCGCTGCTGTGGTTCGTAAAGGGAAGGTTGTGTCTTTTGGTTATAATCATAAGAAGTCACATCCTTTCCAAGCTAAGTTTTGTAAAAACAATCATGCAGTATTTTTTCACGCTGAAGTTCATGCTATAAAGAATGCTCTAAATAGTGTTAATGTAGATGATTTATCAAAGTGTGATTTATATATTGTAAGAGCAAAACGAAATAAAGAAAACAAAAAATGGCTCACTGGTTTATCAAAACCGTGCAGTGGTTGCCAAAAGTGTATTGACTTATTTGATTTAAATAGTGTATACTATTCTAAAGAAGGAGAAATTTAGTGAGAGTTGAAGTGCGTAATAATAATGTTGATGGGGCATTGCGTGTCCTAAAGAAGAAACTACAACAAGATGGTTTGTTCAATGAGATGAGGAACAGAGAAGCCCATGAGAGTAAGGGTGAAAAGGGTCGAAGGAAGAAAGCTTCTGGTCGGCAACGATGGCTTAAAGAACAAGCGAAAAGGTTAGAAGAGCATGGTTTCTGAAGATACTGAAGAGAAGAAAACTAGGACAGCAGAGATTGAACTAGAGACGCACGAAATTGCCACTAAAACGACTACTCCATTACATACCACCGATTGGTATATCAAGTGGGTTGCATCTGTTATTCTCATGGTAGGAATGATTCTTGCTTCAAACAATCTATATCCTTGGAATATTCTTGTTCAATGTATAGGAATTTGTGGTTGGTTAGTTGTTGCATTGATGTGGAATGACCGCTCTTTAATTATTGTCAATGCGGTTGGGTTGGCTATTCTTATGAATGGTCTGATTGGTTACTGGTTAAAATTGGGATAAATAGTATAATGACTAGAAAGATTAAATCAAAGACTGATAACAAAGGTTGGACTGATCCTTCAAAGAAGAAGGTTCGTAAGAAACGTAAACCTATGACAGATGAGCAGAAGGTGGCTGCGTCAGAGCGTCTTGAGAAAGCCCGTGCTGCCCGTGCTGCTAAGAACCCTGACTATGGTATGACGGGCATTCATGAGAGTTTGCGTGATCTACCAGATGATTATCCAATAACTCCAAAGAAGGTAAAGGTTTGGATTAAGACACAAAAAGAACTCGTATCTATGGAACGTAAGAATGAGAAGGCAGATGTGAAAGGTGCAACTGCTCGTAAAGCATCTCACGAAGCATATGTTCGTAACTTGCTAAAATATCTAAAGGATGGTGATTATGTGGATACGTTTTATGGAGAACATCAAGATAAAATAATATCCAATAGATGTATAGCTCAAGCTTATTATTGGGAGGGGCCTAGAAAGGGTGAACCAAAGTTTGATGTTGGTACATATTATCCACTCTTAGGGACAGTCTACACTCAAGAAATGTTTAACGAAGATAGAGGTATCAGTGATGAAGAAAGACCAGAAGGAAAACCCAAGCGCACAAAACGTAATAAAGGGACCGTGGAAACTAAAAGGAAAAAAGGAAGTCGTAGTTCCTGACCTTGATGTTATTGCTCTGCAAGAAAATATTATGTTTGCTGATGATTTGACAGAATCTTGTTTGGTGCAGATGATACATACTATGGGAGAGAACGGCGTTGAAATCGGTGACAAAGAGTTCGTTAGAGATATCGGATTTGTTATCGAGGCAGTCAAAAGCACAATTTACCGTGATATGGGATTAGTGCATCCTATGAGTAGAGTTATGGAGATGCTAACAAAAATTAATGTTGATGAGAAGAACAGCATGAACAGTCAGGTTGATTTGGACTTACTTGAAAAGGTCGAGATTGTTGAACTTGATACAGACGAAGAACCAACACCCGCATGAGGTTATAATGATTTTAGTTGATATGAACCAGATTAGTCTGGCAAGCGTGATGATGCATTTGAATATTACAAAGAGAGGTAGTGTTGATGCTGGTATGGTTCGCCATATGATTCTCAATTCTCTTCGCATGTATCGTGAGAGATTTTTTGATGAGTATGGTGAGCTAGTTATTTGCTATGACTCTAAACATTATTGGCGCAGAGATATTTTCCCCCAATATAAAGCAAGCCGCAAGAAGACTAGAGATTCATCCAGTCATGATTGGAATGATATCTTTGAGTTTCTAAATGCGTTCAAAGATGAGATGATTGAGTTTATGCCATATAAGGTATTGGAAGTTTATGGTGCAGAGGCAGATGATATCATCTACACTTTAACTCATGAATTTGAGACCGACAATGGAAAGACTTTAATCTTGTCTGGTGACAAGGATTTCATTCAGTTACAGAGATATAAAAATGTCACACAATATAGTCCAATCACCAAGAAATTTATTGATGGAATGGTGTGGAATGAATATCTAGATGAGCATATTCTAAGGGGAGATACCAGTGATGGTGTTCCTAATGTTCTTTCCCCAGACAATACCTTTGTAGACGGATTGCGCCAGAAACCTCTGGGTAAAAAGAAAATCCAATCGTGGGTTGAACACAACATTGAGGATGTGTTGCCTAATGATGAAGTGAAACGTAACTTCCAAAGAAACAAGAAGCTTATTGATCTAACAGAAGCTCCTCAAGAGTTATTTTCAGAGATAACAAAAACATGGAAAGAAGCAAAAACTAACCCTCGTAGTAAACTACTAAATTATTTTATACAAAACAGGTTGAGTGACCTAATGGATTGCATAGGAGATTTTTAATGCCCAATACATACACACCACTAGTATCTGAAATTCTAGAAAAACTTTCTAAGAAGAAAACAAAGAAACAAAAAGTTGACCATTTGATGGAACATAATTCGGCCTCTCTTCGCATGGTGATCAAGGCATCTTTTGACCCCCGTATTATTTGGGCACTTCCCGCTGGTGAAGTTCCATATACTCCAAATGATGCGCCAGAGGGAACAGAACATACCATGCTTGCTGCTGAAGCAAACAGGTTATATCATTATATTCAAGGTGGCAATAACGCTATTACTCAATCAAAAAGGGAGGCAATGTTTGTTCAACTCCTAGAAGGACTTCATAAGAATGAAGCTGAAGTCTTAGTTTCTGCAAAGGACAAGTCTCTGCATACAATGTATAAGGGATTGTCTGATAATGTAGTTAAAGAAGCTTTCAATTGGGATGACAACTATATGGTTGTTGAACATAATAGGCATGTATCAGTAGATGGACCAGCAAACATTACAAGCAGAGTTTAAAGAACTAGAATATGTTGCTGCCGACTTTCTAGAAAAGGAAGACTTTGAGTCAGCAGCTAAATGTTATAGGCAGTTGATTGTGGATGACCCAGAAGATTCACGGGCATACTATAATTTAGCAATCATACTGCATGATTTATCTAAGTTTGCAGAGTCATTTGCTTGCTATGAACAATCAATAAAATTAGGATATCATAATCCTGCCAGAGCAAATTTAAACACTGGCATGAACTATCTTAAAATGGGAGACTTCAAAAGAGGATTTCATTATGTTGACTTGAAGTCAGATGGTGCGTGGAGACTAGGAAAAAACTTTGCTTTCAATCAAGAGAGGCTGTCTCACATTGAGTTGTGGGATGGTCAACCTCTTGAGGGTAAAACCATATTGATATATTGTGAGCAAGGATTTGGTGATAACATACAGTTCAGTCGATATGTGGCAGAGGTGGCAAAATTAGGTGGTAAAGTTATATTCTCTTGCTACAAGGAACTTTATGGCATATTCAAAGATAGTCCTATTCTAAAAGATGTGGATGTTGTGGAAGGTGCTTTACAGGACATTTCAAACATAGACTTCAAAATTCCCCTGATGAGTCTTCCTAGAGTTCTGGAAGCTACCATCAAAAATATACCTCATGCTGATGGGTTCCTGTCAAAAACTTATCGTAAGGATTGGAACCTGTCTGGTGAGGGTATGAATGTAGCGTTGGTGTGGGAGTCGAGTGGACTTGATACTCGACGTTCTATACCCTTTGAAACGATACTACCTCTCTGTGAGCTTCCTAACGTCAATATGATAAGCATACAGAAGGGCACTGCTATGTTTGACTATAGACGCAATCCAGAAGCTAAAGACCTCTTACCAAGCGTTGGTGAGAGAATAAAAGACTTCTCTGATACAGCCGATATCCTGTCTCAGGTAGACTTGCTGATATCGACAGATACTGCACCTATTCATATGGGTGGAGCATTAGGTATTCCAACGTGGGGGTTACTCCATTACTCTGCTGATTGGCGTTGGTTTAGAGAAAGAGATTATCCCGATACCAGTCCTTGGTACGAATCAGTGCGAATCTATCGTCAAAAAGAACCCGCAAGTTGGGGTGAAGTGGTAGAACGAGTAAAAATAGACCTAAAAAAAATGTCAAGTAACTGGAAATAAACGACTTTTTGGTGCATTATTTCCTTGACAATATCCCTTATATGTCGTATTATATGTATAGTGATGATGAACAAGGAAATAACGATGATTGGTCTTGAAGTTACAGGTGGTGTCAAGAAAGACCGGGAACTGGCCGAGGAGATTGTCTGGTTCTGTCTAGAGAAGATGTTGCCTCGCTACCGGGCACTGAACATCACTGTCTTGTTGACCAAGACATATGAACAGGGTGCCAGAGGGTTCTGTTATCAGGAAGAAGATGACCGTGACTTTGTGATTGAGGTTGATCATCGTTTGACAAAAGCAGAGGGCGTTGAAGAGTTCATCGACACGGTTTGTCATGAGATGATACATGTGAAACAGCACGCAACGAGAAAATTGATTGACCGTTTCCGTGGTGGTTACAAGAAGTTGTGGAAATGTCGGGATGGCAAATATCGGAACTATCTGAAGACTGCTTACGAAAGACAGCCTTGGGAGATAGAAGCGCATCGTGACAGTGGTAAATATATGAAAGAGTTCAAAAAGGAGTATTATGGTTATGAGTAAGATGAAAAACTACATGATGGATATCGAAGAGTTTTGTGATTACATGATGGATACTGAAAACCAAAGCCGGTACGCAGGATTCTTGGGCGGAGAATCACTGACCATTGATGAGATCGCCACCTCTGCTGATGAGATGTTTCGGTCAACCATGGCGGGTGACTATGCTCGCAAATATCTCGA